TCTAAATACACTTTTGACTTTAAAAATGTTTCAGAGAAGTATTTTGAGGAAGCATTTACATATGTCTTTAAGTCAGTGGCTCCAGAATTTAATTTGGACCAACCTTTGAGCAATCCTGTGCGAAATGAGATGCAAACAGTAGTGGCTTTTGATAAGCGTTCTGATGCTCTCCGATATTTAATGCAACGCATGCAAGAGCATGTGCAGCTGCAAACTAAGGAGAGAATAGCATTTGCACCTTTGTGTTTGGAGTGTTTTAAGCGTCCGTGTGATTGTGGTGCTGAAGTTCAAGGAAATTCAATTGTTGATATTCCTGTGGTTCCAGCTCGAGAAGAAGTTCTTGGTGTTCCTCCTGTTGTGAAAGAAGATGTTCCTGAGAATCCAGTTGCTGATGAGGCCTGGTTGGACGAAATCTTCAATCCTGTCAGAAAGTATGGTCATGAGGAAGTTAAAGAAGGTTCCGTTGTGATAGATTCATTTCCTGCAGTTTTAGCTGGAGATGGTGTTCTTGAAATTCCTGGAGTTCCAGCTATGATGGTGACAGCAGAGGAAATTGCAAGAGCTTTAGATGATCGTCCTATTGATGAATTTATTGAGGCAGTCTTTGATGATCCTGCGGGTGAGTTAGCTAATGAGTTGCTCGCACGTATGGAAGCTGAGTCGAGAGATCAACGAATAGAATCCGAAGTGATTGAAGTTGTTGAGCGTCTTGGAGATCAGGTTGAAATGCTAAATTTGGTAGAGCAAGAAGCGGATCTTTGTAGACAAATGCTTCGGGTTACTAATCAGAGTATTTTTGATGTGACGTTCACTCCGGTTAATCGTCCTCGAAGGGCCAGTATTTCTGCCATTTCTCGAGGGACCAGTTATTATGCCGTAACGAAAGTTGTGGGATCAAATGCCAATTTTGTGCCATTCTTGGTATTATTTGGTAGTTTGACTGCATTTTTCTTTTGGCAAGCGATTTGGACTATTGTTTGTGCGGTGGGTGAAGTTCTATCTTGGTGGAACTTTTTCCCTTTGTATGTTTTGTTCAGTTTCTTCATATTTGTGTTGTGTTTCACAGATGTGTTTGGTTGTGATGAAGAATCTCAAATGTCTACGTTTACGTTTTGGTTGTTGAGATTGAGAATTTACATTGGAACCATTTCGCTGCGACGTGCTGCGCCTGTGCCTCCCGCTCCAGTAGAAGGAGCTCGAAGAGAAGTGATAAGGCGCCGAGTGATGAGATACATAGTTTCTATGGTTTGGCTGGGAGTTACTTCCCAAGTGCGAATTGCGTATTACCAAGTTAGACTTTTTTGTGTGACTAAGTGGTACAATATTCGAGGCCCAGAGACATTGATCGTCATAACTCGAATTTGTCGATTCTCCTGGCTACTATAACAGGAGTGACGACTATTGGGGCAGTTGCAGGATACATGATGCATAAATCGAAGAAGAAAAGCGATGGTACAGCAGAGAAGGTGATAGAAAGTTCCCATTGGGGAGAGTTCCAGATGAATCTCCCTCAGGAAAAAATCGAGAAAGAAACCTCTAAATGGGGGGCCTTTGCTCCGTGCGCCCGAGATACGGGTGTCACCTCTCATGGTCTTCAGAGAAGCAGAAAGAGGCAAGTTGTTGTGAAATTTTGTGGTCACGCTAATTATGGGTATTTTATAGACTCGAATAGAGTCTTGACGGTAGCCCATTTGTTTTTCCGCGCCGATGAGTCGAAAATGATTGAGGTAGAGTTTCTAAAGAAAGGAGAGCCTCAATATGTGCAGTCAGTTCCTTTTTCGTCAGTTGAAGTTTTCAAAGATAAGGATTTTGCAGTCATTACAGTTCCAGACAATCAGAATCGCTTTGCATCTATGTTTAATAGATCGTTTGTTTCAGACCGAACTCTGAGTACGGGTGAGAATTATTATTATTATAATCCCGGTAAATCAGATGGTATTGTGAAGTATCTCGGTACAACAAATGATCTTGGATATGTAGATTCGCACGGTGAGAAGATTAAGCCTCCTATTATACATGTTTTCAAAACTAATGATATGGAGAATAAAATGGAATATGGAGACTGCGGAACAATGATAGTTGATTCTGGAGGCTTGAATGTAGGAATCGTAGTTGCAGCATCTCACAATTGCTCCAACTTTTTGGTAATTCCTTACCCCTCTCTGGCTATACGAGTTGTAGAGACGCCAGTAATAGAACCTCAAGTTGAGAAAACTATAACGAGTTCCGTAAGTTTTGATGCTGTAACAGCCCGACCCTTTGGAGCTTCAATTAAGATTGGAGAAGTTCACGGAGTTATGGTTACGACAAGACAAAGTGATGCGAAGAGATCGTTGTTGGCTGGATTGAATTTAGATGTTAATGGAGAAATTCCTGATCCTGACATTTTTGGTCCACCTTCAATTTTTCGGCTTGGATCTGGCGTGAGAAAGGGTGTTTATGACACCTACCACAGAAATTTGGACATCCTCAAGTCGGCTAAAGCAGAGGTAGATCCTATTGCCTTGCATAAAGCCATTGAAGATTATTGGGAGCGCGTTTTGCTCTGTCTCAGCGATGAAGACATTGAGCACATACATCCGGAAAGTTATTTTAACGCCTTGACAGGAAGAGAAAATGGAAACCCCACAGGTATCGTGCGTCCAGTAAAACTCAGTACAGCCGTTGGATATCCTTTTCCCTCAGGGAAAAAAGAGGATCATATAAGGTTTACTGACTCAGAAGTTGTATTTTCAGCTCCATTTGGATCGTTTTTAGAGAAATTTGAGCAAATGCTTCTTAATGGTGTAACACCATTTACTTTTTGCAAAGCCTCTCCTAAGGATGAGGTTACAAAACTTACAAAGATGAAAACTCGACTGTTTTATGTCGGGGATTCAGCTACATATTGTGTTATCAGAAAGTATTTTTGGTGGTTTCCCATGCTGGTTTACAAACACCCGTTGGAGTTTGAGTGTGCTTATGGGATTAATCCTTACTCGCAAGAGTGGGCTGATCTTCAAGAGCACTTGAATGAGAATCCTCATCACATGGCGGCTGACTTTTCAGATTGGGATCTTCGGTTGCCAAAGGAATTCCTGGAAGGCGCTTTCAAAATAATGGAGCGTTTATCCGGGTTAGGCAAAGATTCCCCGTCTTTCGAGTTTTTCAGAGCGCTTGAGCCTCTGTTTACCTCACCCGTTGCATTGTTCGGCACGGGGTTGTACAATTTGGAACAAGGTACTGTATCCGGGCATCCGCTCACTTACTTGTTTAATTCAATAGCGAACTCTATTAGAGCGAGATATTGTTTTTACACTCTCTTTCCAGAGTTAAAGTTTAGTGACCATGTTCGCGCCATTTACGGTGGTGACGATGCCCATGAGACCACCAATTTGCCTGAGTTTAATCAACTTACAACCCTTCCCATTATGATGAAATTGGGTATAAGACCAACTGACTCCAACAAGAACACAATCAATATGGATTTTTCGCCCAAAGAAGAGGTAACTTTTCTTAAGAGAGATGAAAAAGGTAGATTAGACCTCAAGTCTATTCACAAGATGCTGATGTGGACTACGTCCAGTTTGGCTATCGAGCACGCTTCAGGTGCCATTATTTCTGCTCTTTATGAGATGCATTTATATGGTCGTGATGCGTTTAATGCCTTTGTTCAAAGTTTGCGAAAGGAGCTTCCTCGTGTTGTAGAGCTTAATCCTGCGAATGGGATGGATTTGTCATTCATTCTCAGGGAGAAAGCCTCCTTTTTAGAATTTGATTCAGAGCATTATACCTTTAAATCAACTCTTGCGGATCGCATTCCAGAAGTCCATTTTGAGAAACGTTCCTTGGAGTTTCTTTTCGAGGAGTAAAACAGAAAGTCG